ACTAATGATAAACATGTTGCTGCTTGGAATTTTGTTGTAAATTTAAATGCTGGAGATTACATTGAATTAGTAATGTGGGCTCAAGGAGGTGATGTACAAGCTTTAACAGAAGTTCCAACACCTGGAGTAGGAGGAAATGGTAATGTAGGAGTTCCATCAATTATAGCAACAGTTACACAAATAAAATAATAAATGACAACACAAGTTTTAACCCAAGAAGAACTTACTCAAGTTCAAAGTTTACAATCAAAAAGAGATCAATTAACAATTGATTTTGGTTATGTTGAATTCCAAATTCAAGAATTAGAACTTCAAAAAGAAACCCTTATTGAACAACTTTCACAACTTAAACTACAAGAAATTAAAGTAGGAAAAGAAATTCAAGAAAAATACGGCGAGGGAGCTATCAATATAGCTAAGGGAGAATTCACCAGTTCTAATTAATTTTGACTTTTTCTGTAATATTTATTACGGAATAAAATCAAAATAATTTTAGAAACATGGCATCAACACTAATATCACCTGGCGTACTCGCTTTAGAAAACGACAACTCCTTTATTACGCAACAACCTATTACTGTAGGAGCTGCTATTATTGGTCCTACCGTTTATGGTCCCGCAGAAGTTCCAACAATTGTTACTTCGTACAGTGACTATCAAAACAAATTTGGTACTACTTTTTTAAGTGGTAGTAATGTTTACACTTATTTTACTTCAATTGCTGCTTTTAACTATTTTAACAATGGTGGTCAATCATTATTAGTAGCTAGAGTAGTTACAGGTAGTTTTGCTTCTGCAACTACAGCAACAGGCTCAGTAACAGGAGGTAATGGAGGTGGAGTATCAATTCTAAATTCAGCTTCTGCAGCTGAAGCTTTAGTATTAAATACTATATCTCAAGGTGTTATAATGAACAGTTCTTGCTCATTAGATTCTAGTGGATCATTATCACTTTCAGGTTCATCAAATAATATTAGATGGCAAATTACTAACCAAGATACTTCACAAGGTACTTTTGCTTTATTAATTCGTGAAGGTGATGATAATACCAATAATCCTATTGTGTTAGAAACATGGACTAACTTATCAATGGATCCAACAGCTCCAAACTATGTAGCTAGAGTAATTGGTAATCAATACAAATCATTCTCAACAGATAGTGATGGAAGTTCACAAATTTTAGTAAATGGTGATTTCCCAAATAATTCTAAGTATGTTTATGTACAATCAGTTCCAGCACAAACTCCACTTTATTTTGATAATAACGGTAATCCAAAATCTCAATTTACAGGTTCTATTCCTGTAAATGCAAGTGGTTCATTTATTGGTGCTACTGGAACTTTGTTTGTAGGTGGAGGAGCTAAATACTATAATAACATCATTACAGGTGTAAATAATATTCAAGGTATATCAGCTAGTGCTTATAATAACATGATTAATTTATTAGCTAACCAAGATGATTATAAATTCAATGTATTGTTAACTCCTGGTTTGTGTGCTTCTGAAGCTAATTTAGGTGCTTCTCAAGTAACATCTATTATTAATAATACTCAAAACAGAGGTGATAATATTTATGTTTCTGATTTAGTACCTTTTAGTTCAAGTATTAATACAGTAACTGGTACTGCAAATTCTAAAAATACTTCATACGCTGCTTCATATTGGCCTTGGGTTCAAACAATCGATCCTGATTCAGCTCAATTAGTATGGGTTCCAGCTTCAACAATGGTAGGTGGTGTTTATGCTTACAATGATTCAGTTTCTGAACCTTGGTTTGCACCAGCAGGTATTAATAGAGGTGGATTAGGTACAGTAGTTAGAGCTGAAAAGAAATTAACTCAAACAAACCGTGATACTTTATACACAAATAAAGTTAATCCAATTGCTACTTTCCCTGGAACAGGAGTTGTAGTTTATGGACAAAAAACATTACAAACTAAAGCAAGTGCTTTGGATCGTGTAAATGTTCGTCGTTTGTTGATTTCTCTTAAATCATACATCTCTCAAGTTGCTAATAACTTGGTATTTGAACAAAACACTATTGCAACTCGTACAAGTTTCTTGAACCAAGTTAATCCATACTTAGAATCAGTACAACAACGTCAAGGTTTGTATGCTTTCAAAGTAGTAATGGATTCAAGTAACAATACTCCTGATGTAATCGATAGAAACCAATTAGTAGGACAAATTTACTTACAGCCAACTAAGACTGCTGAATTTATTTACTTAGACTTCAACATCTTACCAACTGGAGCAACTTTCCCTGGTTAATTTTTTTAAAAAAATAATATTTATAACAAAACAAACAAATAAATAAAATGGCAGTATTAGATCCAAACGAAATATTTTTCACAGCCTTTGAACCAAAACAGGCAAACCGATTCATTATGTATATTGACGGTATACCAGCGTATGAGATCAAAGGTGTTGGTGCAGTCACATTATCTCAAGGTACAGTACCTTTAAACCATATAAACGTAGTACGTAACGTTAAAGGTAAAACTACTTGGGGTACTATCCAATTTACATTATTTGATCCTATTACACCTTCAGGTGCTCAGGCAGTAATGGAATGGGTACGTTTACACCACGAATCAGTAACGGGACGTGATGGTTATAGTGATTTCTATAAGAAAGACTTAACATTTGACGTATTAGGACCAGTAGGTGATATCGTTTCTGAATGGATTATTAAAGGTGCTTTTATTACCGATTCTAACTTTGGAGATTATAACTGGGATACAGCAGACACAGCAGTTAACATCACAATGACGGTTCAACCTGATTATTGTATTTTAAATTTCTAATTAAAAGTAAAAATAAATCAAAGAAAGCTCGCATTTTTTGCGAGCTTCTTTTTTTTTTATATATTTATATAGGACAATAAAGTTATAACAAATAAAAATTATGGAAGAAAATAAATTTAAATTTCCTACCGAAACGGTAGATTTACCTTCAAAAGGTTTACTTTATCCCGAAGGCCATCCTTTATCATCTGGGCAAGTTGAAATGAAGTATATGACTGCTAGGGAAGAAGACATTTTAACTAATCAAAATTATATTAAACAAGGTATTGTAATTGATAAATTATTACAATCTATGTTAATTACTAAATTTGATTACAAAGATTTATTAATTGGAGACAAAGATGCTATTATGTTAGCAGCTCGTATTTTAGGATATGGTAAAGACTATTCATTTACATACTATCCAGAATATTCAGATGATGAAGAAAAATTAACTGTAGATTTAACCCAAGTTAAAGAAAAATATTTAAAAGAAGAAAATATTATTGAAAAAGGTAAAAATGAGTTTCCATTCACTTTACCTAATACAAAAAATGAAATTACTTTTAAATTATTAACTCACGGTGATGATGGAGAAATTGAAAAAGAAATTCAAGGATTAAAGAAAATAGATCCAAAAGGTAATTTTGAAGTTACAGCTCGTTTACGCCAAATGATTCTTTCAGTTAATGGTAGTTACGATAAAAAAACTGTTAGGGAGTTTATTGAATATGGTTTATTAGCTAAAGATTCAAGAGCATTAAGAGAACATATTAATACAATTGCTCCAGGTGTAGATTTAACATATAATTATGTGTTTGATAATGGTGCTGTGGAGGACATCACTATTCCAATTAACGCTAGCTTTTTTTGGCCTGACGCTTGAGTATAGAGGTAATGTATTTACCCAAATCCACGAAATATTATTTTACGGACAAGGAGGATACGATTACGAAACTATATATAACATGCCTTTATGGCTTCGTCGTTTTACTTATCGTAAAATAAATGAACATTATGAAAGAAAAAACGATACTACAGATACTGTTGATCAATCTATAAAAAATATGAAAGCAGCAGGTGCTGTATCTAATAATAAAGTCCAAGTCCCTACATATGTTACGAAGGCATCTAAAAAATGATGCCTTCCAATATTTATAATAAACTAATTTTTTAAAATGGCTGATAATCTTCAAGACTTAAAAAAACAAATTCAAGAACTTCGTAAAGAAATAACATCTTTAGGGGGGGAATCTTTTAAGAATGTAGATGCCGCTATTAAAGCAGTAGGTGGAGGTATTGAAGGAGCTAGAAAAGTAGTCTCCCGAATGAAAAAAGAAGTTGAAGATTTAAAAGATACTTTTGGTAACATATCATCAACACTTAAAAATACTCTTGCTGATTTAAAAGGACAAGAAAAAGCTGTTAACTTAATAAATAAATCTTATTCTACTTTAGAAGGTATAGCTCAAAAGTTAAGTAATCATAAAAAAGATGAAGAGATATTAACAGTTAAACAACTTAAATCATTATCTAAAAAAACTCAAGAAGAATATACTCAGTTAGAAAATGCTAGAAAGTTAGCTAAAATTCAGAAAGAAGAACTTCTAAATAAAATAAAATCAGGCGACGCTACTAAAAAAGAAAAAGAAGAATACGAAAAATTAAAAGAATATACCTCAGAAATAAACACAGCTTTAAATTTAAAGGGTTCTTATTTAAAACAAATTGTTTCTTTAAGTCAAAAAGAAGTAGAAAACGAAGAAAAAATTCAAAAAACCTTAGGGTACACGGGATCTTTATTTGGAGGTATTCAAAAAACTTTAGAACATATAGGTATTGAATCTGAAGCTTTTGAACATTTAAACAAAGATTTAAGAGAAGCAGCAAAATCAGGAAATAGTTTTAGTGTAATAGGTGCTGGTCTTAAAAGTATGGGTAAAGGAATAATGGAATCCTTTAAAGACCCATTAGTACAAGCAATAGCAATAGGTGAAGCTTTTCATAAATTATATGAAATTGGTACTGACTTTAACAAGAAAACTTTTGATATTCAAAAAGATTTAGGGTTAAGTTGGGAAGCGGCTTCTGGAATAACTCATGAATTAGAACACATGGTAGTTAATTCTGGAGAGGTTGCTGATAGTACTTTAAGATCTTTTGTTAATTTTGAAGACTTAGTTAAATCTACTAAAGAATTAAACAATTACTATGGTACAGCAGTAACTTTTAACTCAGAACAATTAGCTATTCAAGCAAAATTACAAGAAGTTGCTGGTTTAACTACTGAAGAAGCATCTAAATTAAATGAATATGAAGCATTAACTGGAAAAAC